ACCCGTTTTTGGGTGTATTCAGGCTCGGCAACACTTTCTTCTACACCGATAAGTCGGTACACCACAATTTGCTTTGTTCTGCCTTTTCTCTCACCGGTATCAACAATTAACCCAATCTCCATCAGGTGTCGTAAGCTGTCCTGCACAGTCTTTTTGTTCAGTTCCGTTACTTCTGCCAGTGCAGATACAGACGGGTATGCACACAAATCGGCACCGCACATATCAGCAAGCCAGGTCAATACAGACTTACTGGATGAACTGCCGGTTTTCACCTTTTTAGCCCATCGTAGTGCATCGATACTCATACGAACCCCTGGCAGATATTTGTTTATCTGCAAAGTAATATTGATACTGCTGACGATACGCATGCTTGAAAGCAATAGCTTTTTCTATAAGCTCGTCAGTCTCACGTTCCACAACAGATGGATCCGCAAAAAGCAGCCCGGACTCCACCACATCGCCATATTCTTTGTTTAATCCGGCGATCATGTACGTAATGCTTTTTCCATCACTGATCTCACGATACAACCTGAAATCACTAATTCGGATAGCCTCCATAATTGCCGGAATCAGCGCCGTGAATTTTTTCCGCTTATCCCTGGTGTCGATAGCTTTCCAGCGTTCGAATATCTTCACCCGGTTAACGCCCAGTGCCCGTTGATCAACCTCGCCATCATTAAACGTGATGCGTTGAACATCGATGTTCGGGCGTTCTTTCAGAGCCCAGAATGCTTCCGTGATTAATATCGTCGCCTGTTCCTGTGTCATTCCTGGTCGGCACACCCAGGCATCCAGAGCCTCACAAACCTGTTCAGGGGTGATTTTCATTGTTCAACCGCCCCGCCCGCTTTGCCTTACGATATTCGTCATAAACTTTGGGGTCGTACTGAAGTTCCCCGCCGGATGCCTCTTGCAGGCGCATCGCGCGACCTTCAGGTACTAGCTCCCCTTTCCAGCTATAAAGCGAAGCCAAACGAATACCAGCAGCTTGTGCAAGTTTTGTTTTTGAACCGAAATACAAAAGTGCGTCAGTTTTAAGCATTTAAAGCACCTTGATTGTTAGCCATGACTAACAAAATAGATGTTAACAAAAACATAGTCAATAAGATTTAGCATTAGCTAACTATGGATACAAAAAATTTAACCATTGGCGAACGCATTAGATATCGCCGAAAAAACCTCAAATACACCCAAAGGTCTCTTGCTAAAGTCCTGAAAATTTCTCACGTATCGGTTTCACAATGGGAGCGGGATGATAGCGAACCTACAGGAAAGAATCTTTTTGCCCTCAGCAAAGTACTGCAGTGCTCGCCAACATGGATTCTATTTGGCGATGAAGACAAGCAGCCATCACCACCTATTGAGGAGCCAGTTGCTCTATCCCCCAAAGAACATGAGCTCCTTGAGCTTTTTAATGCATTGCCTGAATCAGAACAGGATGCTCAGCTCACCGAGATGCGCGCCCGAGTAAAAAATTTCAACAAACTCTTTGAAGAGTTATTAAAAGCCCGTCAACGAACAAACAAAAGATAACGCAATCAATGCGTTATCTTTTTGGTTGCCCAAAATGTTAGTCATGGCAAACAAAAATACTTGACCAAATTGTTAGTCATGGCTAATCTTGCTTGCATCAAGACACCGCACGGTGTTCTCAGCAAACAGTTCCGCTACCCCGGCGTTAAGGGGAAATGAGGTCAGCATGGATACTATCGATCTTGGCAACAACGAATCTCTGGTATGTGGCGTGTTTCCCAATCAGGACGGCACGTTTACCGCGATGACGTATACCAGAAGCAAAACGTTTAAAACTGAAGCTGGCGCGCGTCGCTGGTTAGCAAGAAACTCTGACTGATGAGGTTGACGATGGAATTTAAAGATTTACCTCCTTCAATCCAGGAGATTGCAGCACACACACTTCGTCATCGTCTGAACGAACTTGAATTGGAATCGGTAACGAAAAAAGACACTGATAATATGGCTCGTAATGTGCGCGATGCGTTTACCGGATTGTATTTCTGTGCGTCTATAAATAAACACGACTCAGAGAGTGTGGCAAATAAAATTGCAGAAACGACAGCGCAAAACATCAATACGAAACCAACGGAAGAAGAAATTGATCAGTTTGCTCATGATGCTGGTTTAAAAAACAAGAAAGAAAAATCGCCATATGCGGGGAACATGTTTGTTTATGACAATCTCATCAGAATTCGTGGCGAAATTCCGGCGGAATACCTGGCAAGAGTCCATCAGGCATTGCTTAAAAATTTGGAAACAGAATTATTTGATGGCAACACTAACGGTTTCTTCATGGTATCAGGCCTTGAGAAAGACTGGGATGCAGAAAAACGCTGGAATGCCCCGCCCTGCTATCGACTCCTGGGATACCGAATATATGCAGGAAAACCGCTGGGATGAGGAATCCGCTTCCTTTATTCCGGTCGAACCAGAATCCGATCCTATTAACGTCAATTTTGACAAGCTGTCCCTTGAAGTACAGAACGCGGTCCTGGTTAAGTTCGGTACATGTGAAAACATCACCGTTGATATGGCGATTGACGCGCAGGAATTACTGCAAGAAGACGTGGCTACCTTTGACGGACATATCGTTGAAGCACTGATGAAAACGCCTGAAATTAACGCTATGTATCCGGAACGCAAACTGTTCGCTATCGGATGGGTTAAACACAAATGTAAGCCGGGTACCAAATGGCCCGAAATTCAGGCTGAATTACGTAACTGGAAAAAACGGCAGGACGCAGAGCGCAAAGAGACTGGAAAATACACGTCTGTTGTTGATCTTGCCCGCGCCAAAGCCAACCGACAGCACACTGAAAACCCAGCAGAAAAAATCCCTCCTGTAACTGCCGCCATTCATCGCGAATACAAGCAGACATGGAAAACCCTGGACAGGGAGCTGGCCTACTATCTCTGGCCTGGTGATGCGGATGCCGGAAACATTGACGGCAGCATCCTTCGCTGGGCTAAAAATGAAGTTATCGCCAGAGATCGCGAAGACTGGAAGCGCATCTCCGCATCAATGCGCAAACAACCTGATGCGCTTCGCTACAGCCGCCAGACTATTTTTGGCCTTGTCCGTGAACGTCCGATCGACATTCACAAAGACCCTGTGGCACTGAACAAATACATTACTGAATACCTGACTACAAAGGGCGTGTTTGAAGATGAAGGAAGAAATCAGAGCGCAACTGATACTCTCTCGTCGCCAGTACCAGAAACTGATGCAGTGGAAACGGCAATTCAGGACAACGAAAAAACCGAATGCAAAGTGGAAGTCGAATCATCTGTAGAGCGTGAGGGGCCGTTCTACTTCCTCTTCAGCGACAAGGATGGCGAAAAATACGGTCGTGCAAACAAACTTTCTGGTCTGAATAAGGCGCTGGCTGCAGGGGCTACTGAAATCACGAAAGAAGAATATTTTGCCCGCAAAAACGGTACATACTCAGGTTCACAACAAAATACTGGTGCATCTGACACGATCGCACAACCGGAGCCGGTAAAAGTTACCGCTGACGAAGTAAACAAAATTATGCAGGCAGCCAATATCAGCCAGCCTGACGCCGATAAGTTGCTTGCTGTATCACGTGGTGAATTTGTTGCAGGGATTAGCGACCCGAATGATCCGAAATGGGTGAAGGAGATTGAAACCCGCGATTCAGTGAATCAGAACCAGCAAGAAACGGAACAGAACGACCAGAAAGCGGAACAAAACAGCCCAAATGCGTTACAAAACGAGCCAGAAACGAAACAATCCGAACCAGTAGTGCAACAGGAACCGGAAAAAGTCTGCACCGCCTGCGGTCAGAGCGGTGGCGGCAACTGCCCCGATTGTGGCGCTGTCATGGGCAACGCAACATACCAGGAAACATTCGATGAAGAGAATCAGGTTGAAGCTCAGGAGAATGATCCGGAGGAAATGGAAGGCGCTGAACATCCACACAAGGAGAACACTGGCGGCAATCAGCATCACGCCAGCGATAGTGAAACTGGCGAGGCGGCAGATCCCTTAATTAAGGTGAATGGTCATCACAATCTCACATCCACCAGCAGAGCGGGGATTCATCTGATGATCGACATTGAAACCATGGGAAAAAATCCCAATGCCGCGATTATCTCAATAGGCGCAATATTTTTCGATCCACAAACCGGAGATATGGGACCGGAATTTAGCAAGACCATCGATCTGGATACTGCTGGCGGAGTTATTGATCGTGACGTCATTAAATGGTGGCTGAAGCAATCACGTGAAGCGCAGTCTGCCATTCTGACCGATGAAATCCCGTTAGATGATGCACTACTGCAATTGCGGGAATTTATCGCCGAAAACTCCGGTGAATTTTTTGTTCAGGTCTGGGGAAATGGAGCCAACTTCGACAACGTGATTTTACGCCGTTCATACGAACGGCAGGGGATCCCCTGCCCCTGGCACTACCACAACGATCGCGATGTACGCACAATCGTTGAGCTAGGGAAAGCCATAGACTTCGATGCCAGAACAGCTATCCCATTCGAAGGTGAGCGCCACAATGCACTTGATGACGCCCGTTACCAGGCAAAATACGTTTCAGCTATCTGGCAAAAACTGATCCCGAGTCAGGCTGATTTTTAATGTTCAACCATCGCCGGTTGTGACTGGTATTCTGCAACCGGCCCTCATCTGATGTAAGAGATAAAAGCGATGAGCGAAGTAATCATGATTGTCTCTCCCGGTAAATGGGTATCCGAAGAGCAGTTAATTGCGCTGAAAGGAATAAAAAAAGGTACGTTAAAAAAGGCCCGGGAAAAATCGTTTATGGAAGGAAGGGAATATAAGCATGTCGCTCATGACGGTATGCCATGGGATAACAGTCCATGCTTTTACAACCTGGAAGAAATTGATCGCTGGATTGAGCGCCAGGCATCTGCAAGACCAAGACGTCATCTTGCTTGACTAAAAGCAACACGAACCAATGAGAGAAGCTGAAATGAAATATCCGACAGGCGTGGAAAACCATGGAGGGAAATTACGTATCTGGTTTGTTTATAAAGGTGTAAGAGTCCGGGAAAATCTTGGGGTTCCTGACACAGCAAAAAACAGGCGCATTGCAGGTGAGCTACGCGCCTCTGTTTGTTACGCAATAAAAACTGGCGCTTTCGACTATGCAAAACAGTTTCCCGCCTCACACAATCTGGAAAAATTTGGTGAGGCCCGACAAGATTTAACCATAAAAGAACTGGCTGAAAAATTTCTGGCACTGAAAGAAACTGAAGTCGCAAAAACGTCACTCAACACGTACCGTGCCGTCATCAAAAATATTCTGAGCATAATCGGTGAAAAAAATCTTGCATCATCGATTAATAAAGAAAAATTGCTGGCGGTACGTAAAGAGTTACTGACTGGATACCAGATCCCCAAAAGTAACTATATTGTTACACAACCCGGGAGATCGGCTGTTACCGTAAATAATTACATGACAAATCTTTACGCCGTGTTCCAGTTTGGTGTTGATAACGGTTATCTGGCAGACAATCCATTTAAGGGGATCTCACCATTAAAGGAGTCGAGAACCATCCCGGATCCACTTTCGCGGGAGGAGTTTATCCGCCTTATTGACGCGTGCAGAAATCAGCAAGCCAAAAATTTATGGTGTGTTTCCGTTTATACTGGGATTCGCCCTGGTGAACTCTGTGCGCTTGGATGGGAAGATATAGATCTGAAAAATGGAACAATGATAATCAGAAGAAATCTGGCAAAAGACCGTTTTACAGTACCAAAAACACAGGCGGGAACCAATCGTGTGATTCACCTTATTAAGCCCGCAATCGACGCTCTCCGGAGTCAGATGGCACTAACGAGACTGAGCAAAGAGCATATCATCGATGTTCACCTCAGAGAATTCGGCAGAACAGAGAAACAAAAATGTACCTTTGTTTTTCAACCTGAAGTGTCAGCGAAAGTAAAAAATTATGGCGACCATTTTACCGTTGACTCAATAAGGCAGATGTGGGACGCAGCGGTAAAGCGTGCCGGAATCCGCCATCGCAAATCGTATCAGTCGAGACACACTTATGCCTGCTGGTCGTTAACAGCAGGAGCTAACCCGGCATTCATTGCAAACCAGATGGGCCATGCAGATGCGCAAATGGTGTTTCAGGTGTACGGGAAATGGATGTCAGAAAATAATAATGCGCAGGTAACGCTGTTAAATACACAGTTAAGCGAGTTTGCCCCAACCATGCCCCATAACGAAGCGATGAAAAGTTAATTTTTTATTTATCAATTAGTTAGATTGAATGACTCTTGAAATCCATAATTCACAGGTGTTTTTTCACATCCTGTGGGTTCCTTGGCGTTTTCTACGTTTTTTCAGATAGTTGCATTTTTTCTAAAAATCCCTAATCTCGATTTTGCTGTTTATTTGAGGCCTTTTTATGTCCCATATATGCCCCACAGATACCCCGCAGCCAAAATCAACAAAATGCCAAAAGGTTCTGTTCCTGCCCTGCAACAAGAAATGCTGCGACGTGTCAGTAAACGTTATGACGATGTAGAAGTGATCATCAAATCCACCAGCAACGATGGCCTTTCAGTTACTCGCACCGCCGATAAAGATTCTGCAAAAACTTTTGTTCAGGAGACGCTGAAAGATACCTGGGAGTCTGCTGACGAGTGGTTTGTTCGCTAATAAACACGTAAATCGGTAACGGCTGGAAATCATTCAATACTCGCACTATCGAAAGTTCACCAGCCAACCGCGACACGCTCTTACATACGAAGTGCCGCGCTTTCCTTAATAATTTTTTAGCAGTACTGTGTAAATGATGAGCGACCTAATCCATGCATGACGCGTAGTGCCTATTGTGCATCTTTCTGCGTCTCTTTTTACTGGACCCAAGCCAATGATGCTGGCGATACCATTCCCGCCAGGCCCACTTACAACAGTAAAATTCGGAGCTCTGCCTTTACATACAATACAATGTTGCACGATTGCCCATCATCAACTCCGTTAATATCTATGAGTAGTAACCCTATGTAACTGTAAAGACGAATCAGCGCTAATTGTGTCTGTCCACATCCCCAAATGTAAAGATATAAGGAGCACCATGATACAGTTGGATCTGATTTACATCCTGTAAATTCTCGTCGATAGCCACCCCTGGAAAATCATGTTGCTGGATAAATCCGTATCCTATGTTAGACACAGCGGAATACTCTGTGAAATCAGGACTCGCCTCATATCGGTCACTGATCGTACCCAGTCTTTCGAAGAAAGCCCTCTCATTCTTTTCATGCCTCATGGCAGCCTGTCGAAGGGCATTCAGGTTACGTAGTCTAAGATGAGCTTCTCGTTCTGGCTCTGCATATCCTTTGAAGTCGGGAACACTCCATCCCAGCTCTTGAGCGACACGACGTGCGAGAATCTCGGTGGGTCCTAGCTCTATATTACTATCTCCAGATGGATCGCTGGCCCCAGTAACATGATGAATAATCTCGTGAATCAGTCCTTCCTGCCACGATGGCATCTCATAAGAATCAGTATCTGGCGCAACACTAAAACTGACATAAGGCTCTTCGTTCTCGTTTTCTCCTGCCTCGCAAATGGGGAGAATTGGTTCTTGCCCGACATCGTATCCATATAATTCGTTACAGGTTAGTGATTGAATATCATCAATTTTGATAGCAGATTCTCCGTTAAGCTCGTATTCGTTTCTGTATTTAATGCAACCAATGTGTACCTCCTCATTATGAATGCCATAGCTTACGGCATCACGAAATGTTTGTGATCGGCTCAACGCATCAAGTACAGTGTTGCCAATCATATCGACCGTATGCTGATCGATGAGCCTGCTACGGCTGTCATGGACGGCGCGAATTACACTTTCGTATACGTTGCTTAAATCTGCTGCGGAAAGCGGTATTCGCTTACCTATATCCAAAACGTAATCCGCATAGGCATTTTCAGCACGATTAGGAGCAACGGCAGCAGAGTATCCAGCAGGGGCAAAAAAGTTGAAGCCAGGTTGGAGAACGGGAATTTTCATATTGATACTTAATATGGTTTTATATATTTCAGTGCCACCAATTCACTCGCTTACAACCAGAAACTAAAAAAACGTCAGGGCGTTGATAATAATGAATACCAACTTTCTGCCCATTTATAGTAATATCTTTCGTTATCAGGTTTTGTCTGGCAGCTTCACGTAATATTTCAATACTCTGCAAAGCAACATTTGATGAAATGCTGGATGTTATCAATGGCATATGTCATTTACCCCAACAAGACTAAATTTTAGAAAAAACAACTGCCGGGACAACTTTCGCCCCCTGTAACCCCAAATAAGATGTCAGATTTATCGGCATTAATTTATCTCCCTGTTGAATTAGCACCTCTATCATCTACTTAACAAATATCCCCCGGACATTGCAACACAAAAACCGGAGCCGGACTCCGGTTTTGTGAAGCTGTCGGGTTACTTCATCCCGCCAATATTTTCCCACGTCCCGTCAGCACGCAGGATTTGCAGCGGTCTTACCACGCACTGTATCTGCTTTTTATCCGCATCCAGTATCACCACCTGCGTGATTACCCTGTCCTGCTCCGGAATAATACCATTCTCATCGGACTCCAGGATGTCTGCCGGCCCCAGACGCAGTTGTGCTGTAAGTAACTCCCCGTGTTCACGGTCATCATGCTTTCCGCAACCACACAGACGCTGCATAAGTTTTTTTAGTATATTCATGTCATTCTCCTGTTCTGCCTGTATCACTGCCCACTTCATCCAGCCCCTTAACATCCTGCCACGGCCCGTCACCAAACCTGACCTGCAAATGCTGAAACAGCCCCTGAA